CGGGTGTGTCTATTACGAGCCGTTCAATAATTAGCCAGCTGTGGAGTGATCCTAAGCTCAACGAAATGCTATCCAAATTCAATGCCGGCGCCGGTCAAGATGACCTCAAATCAGAACTATTTGCCGTCTTATGCGAAAAAGATAATGACTTCATTTGCGATCTTTGGTCAAAAAAACAACTTTGATTTTATTGTACAGGCATAGTTCAAAGGATGATCTTTCAACCAGGCAATCGTTTCCATCGACGCTACCGAACACAGTCTTATGAATTTACTGAAGCTATCCTAAATACAACAGATGAAGAGTACAATGCCGACAAAGAAAAGAAACTGCAAGATCTCGAAGCGGCTATGGATAAAGATCTGCATTGGGTTGAGAATGCTATGGTGAAGCTCCATCAGGACTTAGGCAGTATGGAAAAGATAAGCAAAGTCACGAAAATAAGTTTCAATCAGGTAGATCGTATTTATAAAAAAGCAAAGGAAAAATTAAGGACTTCGCTTTCGGGTAAACTTATGGGTAATTACATTGTAGTGTCAGGGGAGTTTGTTTTGGACATTCCACAAGATGTTACACCTGACAATATTAACGATATACTGGATGAGACTTTGGATTACATGAAGATGCGACTGGAAGGCCGCATGATACCTTCCAAAGAAAAGACCAACGGATACATAAAAGACATCAAACCACTAAAAGCCAAAAAGATAATATGATTCTACTTATCCCGATAACTGCCATCCTTTGCGCGTGGATATGGATGGATGTGTGGCGAATGCCGGAAAGATATGTATTGTTCAATAGAAAGCCATTTAACTGCCCTATGTGTTTATCGATGTGGGTAAGTCTTATTTTGTATCTTTGCCCTTTATTCGTACAGCAAATCTTATTCGTAACCACAACAGCATCAGCATTAGGAGCATGGGCAGACCAAAAAAGATAGTAACATTAGAAACGAATATCCCGGAAATTAGTCAGTACGCTAAAAATCGGGCAAAGTTTATTGAACTGGAACAGCATTGGAGTTCGGTTAGGTTAGGATATTTAAAGAGTTTAGATGCTGAAATAAAAATGCAGATTGAAACAATTTACAAAGAAGAACTTGATCCGAAATGGCTACCGAACAAATACTGCACAGGTTGCTATTTTAACGCGGTGAAAGATTTAATACTACATTTTTTCTTATGAGTTACATCCACGAAACTGCCATCATTTACCCAAACGTAATTATCGAAGATGACGTACATATCGGACCATATTGCGTGATAGGTGGTGAGCCAGACTGGAAAGGAAAAGAAAATGAAGGCAAAGGTGTAATAATAAGATCGGGGACAAGACTCACGGGCTTCGTGACAATAGATAGCGGGGCGGAAGGTGTGACATATATCGGGCAGAATTGTTACATTATGAAGCATACATACATAGCTCATGATGTTACCTTAAAAGATAACGTCACCATATCTGCCGGTGTCAGCATAGGCGGCTTATGTACAATAGGTGAAGGCACTAACATTGGCATGAATGCAGCTATCCATCAAAAAGCAAAAGTACCGCAAGGGTGCATGATCGGGATGGGTGCTGTGATTACCAAACGAACTGAAATGGAAAGATATTGTAAATATGCGGGCGTACCTGCTAAATTCATAGGATACAATGACAGGAATCATATATCTCAATTATAAGCGCAAAGAGCATTCAGATCAGGCCTTACAATCTATAAAACAAGGTCAGGCAGATGCCGAAATACTTGAGGTTGAAATGTTTGGTATTGCAGCCGCTATTAATCATGGCCTCAAATACTTCTTTGACGAGAATGGCTTTGACTACGTTGCCATCTGTGCAAACGACATCATAATGCCTCCTGGATGGCTTAATAAAATGATTGCTGACGCGGAAGTTATTACCAATACCGGACTATCTGCCATTCATTGTGTCGAAGGGTTACCCGATGAACAAATAATAAACGGGATTAAATGTCATCCGTCATGGGGGGTATTTGGTAATGCTTTACTGACAAAGCAAGGGTTTGATGCGGTCGGCTATTTTAACACAGATCACGATCCATACGGGATGCAGGATAGTGATTATTGTTACCGATTACATAAAGCAGGGTTTACCAATTATTACATATCAGCATTAAAAGCTGAACATATCGGCGGTGATGTAGGTACCGGAACGGATTACCGGTTAATGAAAGATGAAGGTTTAAACAAGGCCGGGAATACTTATGGCAAATGGCTGAAAGTTTACGATTCGGGGAAAGTCTATCTTCCGTATTTACAAGAGAATTATATAATACAAATGAATCAAATGTATGGGGAGGTATAAATTAATAGAATCACCGGAAAAGATGTGGCAGCTTTTTGTAGCTTATAAAGAAAGCGCAAAAAACAAACCTATATTAGTACAAGATTTTGTAGGGAAAGACGGGATGGAAGTTAGAAGAGAAAGGGAAAGACCATTAACGATGGAAGGGTTTGAAAATTATTGTTTTGACCAAGACATTATAAATGATTTAGGAGATTATTTTAGTAACAAAGACGGGGGATATTCAGATTTTTCCACTATCTGCCGCGCGATTAGAAGAGCAATTAGAGAAGATCAGATAAGCGGTGGCATGGCAGGTATCTACAATCCATCCATAACACAAAGACTTAATGGGTTAGTAGAAAAGACCGATGCAAAAACGGAAGGCATCCAAAAGATAACAATTGAGCGCGTCACAAAAAATACAGATCAATAACGAACATTCCGGGCAGCTAAAAGTACTTTCCGAAGCTAAAAGATTTAACGTATTAGATTGCGGAAGAAGGTGGGGGAAGTCTGCTCTGGCGGTTAACCTACTTTGCGAGCCGGCATTAGATGGCTATCCCGTCGCCTATTTTGCTCCATTTTATAAACTACTCGAAGGGACATATAAAGAGCTTTATTCAGTCTTGAATGCAGTTACAATAAAAAAGCATGAGAATCAGTTTATTGAACTTGTAACAGGCGGATCAATCGAGTTTTGGTCCTTAGAAAACCCATTGGCAGGCCGTTCACGAAAATACAAGGTAGCCATAATAGATGAAGCGGCATTTAATCGAAACCTATGGCAGTCTTGGACAGAGGCAATAAGGCCGACATTAACCGACCTTAAAGGATCGGCGTGGTTTATGTCCACACCAAAGGGAAAGAATGATTTTTACAAGCTATGGATGCGAGGGCAGACGGGTGAGCCGGACTGGATGTCATGGCAGATGCCGACCATTACAAACCCGTTTATAGATCCGTCAGAGATAGAAGCAGCAAGGCGCGACCTTCCTGATCTTGCATTTAAACAGGAATACCTTGCCGAGTTTAATGATAACGTGGCTAATCCATTCGGATTAGATTACATAAGGATATGTACGGGAAGAATATCCAATGAGCCGGCTGTATGCTTCGGAATTGATCTTGCAAAGTCATTCGACTGGACTGCCATAATAGGCTTAGATAAGTTTGGCAATGTTTGTCATTTTGATAGGTTTCAAAGGCCCTGGAACGAGACGAAAGAGATTATCAGGCGATTGCCGAGAGGGGCAATAAAGATAGATAGTACAGGTGTAGGTGACCCGATAACGGAGGACATCCAACGTGAGCGCGGTGATGTGCATTCTTTTAAGTACACATCGACATCAAAACAACAACTTATGGAAGGGTTAGCGGCTGCCATCCATCAAAGGCGGGTAATATTTCCAGATGGGGTTATAAAGGCCGAACTTGAATCATTTGAATATCAAATGACAGGTACCGGCGTTAAATATACTGCACCTCCCGGACTGCATGATGATTGCGTAAATGCTTTGGCATTGGCGTGGGCCATGTACGTACAGGACAACGGGGGACATGTTAAATATTCTTTTTTATGAACTGGAATAAAATCACAGTAAGACAATATCAGGATATCTTCCCGATAATTAATGATGACAATTTATCCGATCTTGATAAGCTTGTCAAAATTATCTGCATCCTTACCGGATACACGGAAGACTACATCGACTCATGGCCGATTGATAAGCTGAATGAGTATAGGCATTTATTTGAGTTTGACCACAAAAAAGAAGCTCGCAAGAGGGTGAAAGTCAATGGCAGATATTACCGATTTAACTGGGAGATCAATAAATTAAAGGCGGCAAGATACATTGAGGCCAAAACATTCACGGGTGAAGGACTATTTCAAAACTTAC